AGGCAGTACCCCGGAGCAAATAGCTGATGCAAAGGCAGAACTTGCAACCTTAGAAGGGGAGCCACAACGATTTGTTGGCGGCGTGTCAATGGAGCGCCCTGGCATGGTGCCAAACAACACACAACAGGCACAGCTAGCCGAAGAGGTTACAAAGCCTTTAGTGGCTGATGAAAAGGTCATTGGGTTCCAGGCAAACAATACCTTGGCTGAATTTATGAATAAACCTGAACGATCTTTAAATTTTGAAGTTGTTACAAATGTTGATTTTGACCCCACAGAATTAACAAAAGCACTTGTTGCAGCTGGCAAAAAATACAATCAAGACGCGGTGTTTGTGTCTAAGGTTGTGCCTGATGAAACGCCTAATGCGCGGCCTGGTGGTGAAGTTTATTTCCGCGACAGACAAGGCGTGGATTTTGTGCAGAAAATTACAGCTATCCTTAAAAAATACGACATTGATGGCTTTACTTATGTCACTGATGCCCGGCAGGCCGACAGGGCTAGCGTACAAGCGGGATCAGATGCCCAAACAGCTGGGCTAACAGGGGTAAGATTCCAGTACATTCCTGAGTTTGCAGGCACCGCCAAAGATCCTAATTTGCAAACCATTATGGATGAGGCAGCCCTTACATTCTCTGAGGCAATGAGAGAGATCATGGGTATTGATGGGATTACGTTTGCAGACCTTGTTTATTATGACACAAAGGTGTATTCTAACCCGGACGTTGATTTTATCGTAGGAGCAACTAGCTATGAAGAAGTTGGAACAAGTGCGGGATCGAATGTTAGCCAAGTACGGCAAGGACGACAAGATGGTAGCGCAGTTAAATCGGCAGATAGCGGCGGCTAAATCTGGGCAAACTAGCCAGGATCTATACGTTACCGGCAGTTATACGAAAAAACAAACTGCGTAATATGTAGCCAAAGCACCGAAAATTTAGTAATATCTATATATAGTGAGGGCGCGTTTGAGCGCCCTTTTTTAATGAGGTTTTTATGGCAACTCCGGGACAACAAGCCGCCCAGGCTCTCAAGTCTGGCGGGGTGCGGCGCATGGCTGATTCTGAGCCTAATCGTGATGACGGCGTCCAGCTGGCAGGCTTGCTTTCAACGATTATCAAGAACTCTGCCAAGAGTGCGCCAACCCGCGTTGGTGTGGAAGGCGCCGGCAAGGGTGCCGCTGGGCGTGTCCCAGAGCCGGTAACCGAAAGCATAATGCCAGAAGGAACCACTAAAAGCCAAACCCAAAAGGCGTTAGCGCCAGAAGCGTTATCGCCAGAAGGGTTGGAAAGGTTTGATGCTGCCGGGGGTGATGCCGGCGTTGCTATTCAAACGCCTACAGCGCGCGAAATAGACGAGGGCAGCGCGATTGTTAGCGAGGCAGCTGCCCAACCGGCGCCAAACGAAGTGGTGACATCTGCGGCGCAAAAAGCAACAAGCCCCAAAGATGCGGTCAATACCAGTAATGCGGCTCTGGCTAACGAAGGTGATGCGCTTGATTTAATCCGCATGACTAACGAAGAAGATTTAGTTGATGGTTCGGTAGGGGTAGATTTTAATTTTGAAAACATGACATCAGGCAATGATGTAAACGCCGTTATCAATGCCATGTCTGATATTATTAAGAACCCAACAGAAGCGCAAAAGCGAGGCATTCGTACAAATGCAGAAACATTGTCAGCGGCGGGTGATTTGCTGGCTGATGAAATGGGCGTAACAAAAAGGCTGTTGCGTAAAAAATCTGGCGACTTGCTCAACGCGGAAGAAATGACCGCAGTGCGAATTATTCTGCAAAAGTCTGCTGCCCGACTAAAAGATATGGCCACACAGATTAATGCCGGTGATGGAAGCCCCAAGCTGCTTTTAGATTTTCGCAGGCAGATGTCTATCCATGCCGGTATACAGATGAAAGCAAAGGGCGCGCAAACTGAAATTGCCAGGGCGTTGCAGGCTTTTCAAATCCCTGTTGGCCAAAAAGTCCCGCAAGAAGCAATGATTGCTTTACTGAACGAATCTGGCGGGATGGATATGGCCACCAAAATGGCTAAGGGTTACCTTGATGTCCTTGAAGAAGGTGGGGAAGCGGCGGCTAATAAATATGTGTTTGGTGCCTGGGCGCAAAAAGTTGAGGGCGTCTGGATGGAAGTTTACATCAATGGGATGTTGAGCTATTTCCCAACACATATAAAAAACGCTGTGGCAACACCGATTTTTCAGACTTATAATGTGTTTGCTGATTTGTTGACTGCAACCGGCGGCACCGTTGTTCGGGCGGGTCAACGCGCTATTGGTAAAGAGGTAAACCCTGACGGCGTTTTCTTTGAAGATGTATTTGCAAGAATTTATGGCTATGGCAGATCCCTGCCTGATGCTCTTACTGTTGCCGGCAAAACCTGGCGTACAGAGGTGCCGGCTGACAATTTAAACAAAGTTGAAGCTGGAACACTCCGCGCCATTGATTCAGAAAACCTAAATACTGGTGGCACGGCTGGCCAGGCAATTGACCATATGGGCAGGCTCATTAGGGTTCCCGGCAGGGCTTTGATGGCAGCTGATGATTTTTGGCGAGTGTTTGCTTCACGCGGTACACTGTATGAAGAGGCTATTCGCGCTGCAAGACGGTCGATACACGCAGGCCGCACTGATGCTGAGGCGCTTGACGATGCAACAATGGTGTTGCTTGACCCAAGCTTTACCGGCGAAAAAATGGACGCGGCAGCGCGCTACGCAACACTGACTGATGATCTTGGTGACGGCCTTTTAGGCGGTGGTGTAAAAAACATTAGGGGTAATTTTTTAGGAAAATTATTGTTACCGTTTGCAAAAGCGCCAACTAACGCAATGCGCCGTGTGGGTGAGGGACACCCGCTGATTGCGGCTGTGTCTTTGCTGAACAAAAACAGCAATATCAGAAACAATTTGCTTGGTAATAATGGAGCGCAAGCGCAACAGCGCGCTATGGGTCGGTTGGCTATGGGAAGCGCAACCATGTATTATTTTCATCAAATGGCGGTAGATGGGGAACTAACCGGGTCTATGCCAGCAAAAGGTGATTTGCGCGAAGCGTTGCCGCCAGGTTGGCAGCCGTATAGTTTCGTTTCTATTGGTAACGCTGAAGATCGTGCAGAAGCAGGCATGATGCCCTGGCCGCTTGATGAAGATGGTGACCCGCTGCCAATGTACAATCAAAAAACTGGCCTGCCTAACGGTGGTTTGATTTACACAAGTTACCAAGGTCTGGAGCCTGTCAGCGCGTTCTTGGGTATTGCCGCATCAACAGCTAGGCATCAATATATGTTTATTGATCCAGAAGATAAACTGGATCTGTTAAGTGCGGGTGTTTTGGCTACGGCTGAATATTTTCGAGATTTGCCAATGTTACAAGCAATCGGAGATATTGCTAGGGCGGCGCGGGACAAGGATTTTACTATAATTACAGATGGTTTTGTGAGCGGCACTATAGGCGCATTCCCGATGCCTTATTCATCCGCAGTTCGCAACATAGACAGGCTTGAAAATACAGACCGCAGAAGAGTTGTTGAAACATATGATCGATATACGATTGCAGATGTAGAGGCTTTATATAAAGAAAGCAAAGCAGCTGACGATGGTCAATACACAGAAGAGCCATATCACCTGGTCGGAACAGTTAAGAAAAATTCTGATATCCCTTGGGCAAAACATTTTCATGATGCCTATCTCCAAGGTTGGGAAACCCAAACAATGAATATCCCTTGGGTAAATGAGCGGGTTGAGAATTTTGCTTATTCATACGACATGCTGGGCAACAAGAAAACACGCGGGGTGCCGTTTTCTGTAAACCCACATTTGGCTATTTGGAACAGTGTCACGCCATTTAAAATGTCATACGGCACTGACATTGAACCTTACCATGCTGAGTTAATCAGGCTGGGCGCGCCTTTGAGCGAAGAGCGTGAAGCGTTTCAAGGCGTCAAACTTGATAAGATACAGCGCGGAGATCTAAGCCGAATAGCTAAAAACGAAGTGGTTTTAAATCTTGTTGTGGATGGCCGCAAGAAAAGTGGGTCATTTACCTTTAGGGATTATTTGCAAGTTTTGATGGTGCAACAGTCCTATGTCATGGCTGATGACGATGTAAAAACCAACTATATCCAAAATGCAGAAGAGCGGTTCTATAAGGCGGCGTTGCCTATTCTTCTTAGCCAAGATGGGAACGAGGAATTGGCCAGGGTGTTCCAAGAGCGCGGCTTACTTAAAAAACTGGGGATTAAATAATGACAGTATCAACCACGACCAACCGTGCCAGCTATAGCGGGAACGGCAGCACAACTGCGTTTGCTTACGGGTTTAAGATCTTTGCAGACGCTGATCTGACGGTGATTATCAGGGCAAGCACTGGGGTAGAAACCACAAAAACATTAAGCACCCACTATAATGTCAGCGGAGCCGGCAGTGCATCTGGTGGCAACGTGACCTTCACCAGTGGCAACATACCGGCATCTGGCGAAACTATTGTAATATTGCGAGAGCTTACGCTTACTCAGGGAACTGATTACATTGCTAACGACCCATTCCCAGCTGAATCCCATGAGGACGCGCTAGACCGGTTGACCATGATTACCCAGCAGCTGTCAGAAGAAACTGGACGGTCGCTAAAACTGTCACAAACAAACACTATTGCTACAGCAGAATTTACCGTTGGCGCAACAGCCAGAGCCAACAAAATCCTTGGTTTTGACACAAATGGTGACCTTTCCATTTTCCAAGAGATTGGAACTTTTAAAGGAACTGACGCGACAACCACAACAGCAGCTTACGTTGAGCGTGATATCGTAAAGTCAACCACAACAGCACAGTTAAACAATGTGTACATAGCCTTGCAAAATTCGCCAGTTGGTACAGCTTTAACAAATACAAGTTATTGGGCTTTACTTGTTGACGCTGTGTCTGCTGCCGCATCAGCCACGGCTGCGGCTGCTAGTGCTGTAACCGCTAGCAATCATAAGGATTCTGCTGCAACCGCAAAGGCTGCCGCTGAAACAGCCGAAACAAATGCTGCCACAACATTGACTACATTCCAACGGCAGTATCATGGGGCAGCAAGCTCTGACCCAACATCGAACTTAGATGCCGGAGATTTGTATTTCAACACAAGTTCTGGAAATATGAAGGTGCATAACGGAAGTGCTTTCATTGACGTTGTGTCTGCTGTAGGCAACTTAGCTAATGTTGTTGAAGATACAACCCCGCAGCTTGGCGGTAATTTAGATACAAACAGCCAAAATATTTTAATTGATGACGCACATTTTATTGCTGATGAGAACGGCAACGAACAGATTATTTTTCAAACAACGTCAAGTGCGGTCAATCAATTAGACGTTACAAACGCTGCCACTGGTAATGCGCCAGAAATTAGCGCAACTGGCGGCGATACAAACATTAGCTTGAAACTGACGCCAAAAGGAACAGGTCAGGTTTTACTAGATGGCAATGTTGGCATTGAAACAGGCATTATTGACCTTAAAAATGGCGGCTCTCAATCAAATATTAAATTTTATTGTGAATCATCCAATGCCCATTATGTCGAACTAAAATCGCCAGCGCACTCTGCGTTTTCAGGTAATGTTACAGTCGTTTTACCTGTGGCAGCCGGAACCCTAGCACTGACTTCACAAATACCAACATCAGGGATTAGCAGTGGCAATGTCGCAACTTTTGGCAGCGGTGTTGTTGATAATGACTTTTTAAAAGTGAACGGCACTACGATTGAAGGTAGGTCAACGGCAGAGCTAGCGTCTGATATTGGGGCGGCTACTGAGGATACCATCGTGGCATTGAGCATTGCGCTTGGATAGGAGAGAATAGATGGCTAATACATTTAAAGTGGTATCTCACGATGTGATGCCAGCAAGTTCTGGAACACCAGAAGATTTGTACACAACGCCTAGCTCAACAACCACTGTTGTTTTGGGCATGGTGCTGGCAAACGTACATACAAGCCAGGTTACAACGAGCGTCAAGCTAGTTAGTGACACCAGCGGTGGCGGCAGGGCGGCAACAAACACAACTACGTTTTTACTTAAAGATGCACCCATTCCTGTCGGCGGCTCATTAGAAATACTGGCTGGCAATAAGGTGGTGCTTGAAACAACTGACAAAATCCAAGTTGATTGCTCGGTTGCAGATAAAACCTCAGTGACCATGAGCATTATGGAGATCACCTAATGGCGTATATCGGCAAAGGCGTTATAGGCGTTGAGCATCCTAGCACCTCTGCGCTAACTGCTACATCAGTCACATCTACTGGCGCAGTTTCTGGAACAACAGGCACATTTTCTGGAGTTGTGACTGCCGGTGCTGGGTCGATTGGCATGGGGGCAGCTTTTGCAGCAAGACCGTCATCAGGTCAATCTGCACCATCTGCTGACACTTTTACAAAAGTAGCTTTTGGCACAGAAACATTTGACACAGATGGTAAATTCGCAAGTGACCGTTTCACTCCAACGATTGCTGGTTATTATCAAATTAATGGCGGTGTTTCCTATGCAAATGCTAATTATTCTGCGGCAGGTGCAATAATTGCTATTTACAAAAATGGGTCTAGTCATCTAGCCAATGCTAACGCAGTAGGTGGTTTTGAAGCACGACACGGATTAAGTGTTTCTGGTTTAGTTTATTTAGATAGCGATGACTATGTGGAGCTTTATATTTATGGCGTAAATCAAGCGTTAGATGGTGGTACAGAGACTTTTTTTAATGGTGGGATGGTGAGAAAAGCGTGATGACTTTATATGAAAAAATTATACAAATCTATCCTGCACTTGAGGGGAAAGATTTTTATTCTAACGGTATTCTTTTACAAAATGACGGCGATGATAGGGGCGATTATATTAAAGAGTGGAATCATGCTTCATTAACTAAGCCAACGCAAAGCCAGTTAGATGCAGTAGGGGATTAATATGCCATATATAGGAAGATCACTAGGTGATGGAGTTCGTGCAAGGTACATCTACGCAGCCACCTCTGGGCAAACCAGCTTTAGCGGCAACGATGCTAACGGCATAGCTCTTGCCTACAGCGATACATTGTACATGGATGTTTATCAGAACGGTGTGCTTCTCAAGCCGGTCACTGACTACGCTAGTACGACAGGCACAAGCGTTGTGCTGGTGACAGGGGCAAGCACTGACGATGTTGTTGAGATGATCGTCTACGATAGCTTTGCCGTGGCTGATACTGTTAGCGCGGCTAATGGTGGCACTTTTACCGGCAACATGGCAATGGGCGGTACTCTGGGTGTGACTGGCATTACTACAGCGACAGGCGGCTTGAATGTAGGCACAATTAAAGAAGCTACTGGCTCAACAACAGCTATTACAATTGATAGTTCTGGTATTGTTGATGCCAAAGTCCCTATGTTTCATGCTACCAGAACACAACAACTAACGACTGCTAGTCCTTACGTCTGTCTTTTTAACACTGTAGTTTTTGACACCGATAGTTGGTATGCCACAGGCACTGGTAGATATACTCCGCAAAAAGCAGGATATTACTATTTTGTAGGGCAATGGAGTTTAGCAACAACAAATACCTCCTACTACCTATCCTTATCTTTACGCAAGAACGGCACTCAGACGTTTAATAGCGTTCAGTATGGTGGTGCTTCAACATACCCTAGACCACAAGTTTCTGGAATATTCCACTGCAATGGAAATGATGATTATATAGATTGTCACGTTTCTTTTAGTGGTGGTGTAAATGCAATTTGGACTGATATTCAAGGGAATAATTTTTTAGGGCATTACTTAGGAACAGGGTCTTAAAATGGCAAATTACAAAAATATAGAAATTTCAACACAGCCTTCTATGTCAGTAAATAATGAACGAACTGCTGAATATATCCTTGCCGCAACTGATTGGACGCAACTACCTGACAGCGGATTGACCAGTGATTGTGTGGCAAAATTCAAAACATATCGCGCTTCTATTAGAACTATTCGCAAAACAAATCCAGACAGTCCAACATGGCCTGATGCCCCAACAGAGGAGTGGAGCTAATGAGTAAAGCAGCAGAATTAGCCGCACTGATTGGTGGGCAAAAGGCGTTAGGCCACAAAAATCTTGTAAAAAATGGGGCAATGGTTGTTGCACAAAGAGCAACATCAGCTACTGGAATTACTGGCAGTGGTATTAATACTGTAGATAGAATGTTTC